AGCTTTACCAGAAAGAGTAAACGTATAGTTTGAAAAACCACCTATAGTTGAAGGACCTGAGAAAGTGTTAGCTCCATTTACAATTGATCCACTTGCAACTTGATAATCAAGTATAACAATGTTTCCATCTCTAGGTGCTTTACCCAAAACCCCATCACCAAACAATACTTCATACTGACCTTCAGTACTTTCTTGTATAAAGTACACATTACTGTTAGCCCCCACTATATTTAAATCATTTGCAAGTGTGTGAGTAGTAACAGTTGTGTTCGAAACACTTTCTTGGATTCTTACTTTTAGTGATGTTGTATCTGATCCTTCATTAGGTAGGAGATACTTAACAGGATTACTACTATCAACTGTATATCTTTGAGTAAGTGGTTCACCTTCTCTTAACGCTACGTTTGCTGAATAAGCAGGTGATGCAGATGAGTTAGCTATAAAACCATTAACTGTTACAAATTTATAATCAAGGCCATCTACTGTAGATGTAAAAATAGTATTAGCAGGAATTAATACACTGTCTGGAGATCCTGTTGGTGTAATAGTTAAATGAAGATAAGCTGTAGCACCTCTAGTACTTCTTGGAGTGTAACCTAACATCTTTGCTCTTGAAACAACATTATCTCTTTGAATAGCGCTATCGAGGAACATTTCATTACCAACAAAGTTAGCATATACACTGTTCATGTACGTATTATACGACAACAAATCAATGATAGTTGCCATAGCTGAACCTTCAAAGTCATAATCATTAAACTGACTTTGTGAGCTCAGATAAGTTTTAAGATTGCTCTTAATACTATCAAAATTTATATCTGTTACTTTAAGAGCATTATTGGCTGGCATCTTATCTTACTCTCTCTAAAAACAAGTTAACGGTTACTGGATCTGTTTGATTTATTACTCTAAACGTGATAGAAACATTAAACCCATTTTCATCAGACATTGGTAGTACAACTATATCGTAAATCTCTGCTCTAGGTTCGAAGTTTGCTAAAGCTGTTGATATATCATCTCTTATCTCAGCTGAAGTAAAACCGTCAAGTGATTCAAATAATTGTGATCTTATATTTCCACCAAACTTTGGTTGATAAGGTCTTTCATAATGATTAGTCAGTACAATATTTCTAACTGATCTTTTTACAGCTTCATTATTTTCAAGTACAGAAAGTTTTCCAGTAACCGGGTGAGGGTTAAAGGTCAAGTTTAAATCCCTAAAGTTAACTTCTTTGGTTTGAGCCATAAAAAAAACCTTTTTAGATATTTATCAACTATTCTTTTCGTTTTGTATTTCTGCTCTTCGTACTTTGCAAAGTTTAGCTATTTCAGACAGAGCTTTTCTTGCTCTTGTACCTGCTGCCTTGTTTCCCTTTTCAAATTTTTCGCTTTCTTCCACATATGTTTCAAATAGTGATGTTAAAGTTTCATGTGTCATGTTGCAATTTCCTGTATTTTCATTGTTGATACCCCATGCTCGTTGCCTGTGGTAACAGTTTGGTTAAGATTATATATTCTGTTAGCTGCTGTAGTAGCTTTAAAGATTAAAACGTATGTAACTGGATCTGTTGTACCTGGTTTATCAATATACATAAAGTTTGATTGACGTGGTGTAGTAGAATCACTAGAATCATAAAAATCTGATATGTATGTGTTATTTAAATCTTTTGCTTCTACATTGTTAAAACCTTCAAAGCCAGGTCTTCTTATAACAGTGACAGTGGTATTAGCAGAATGATATTGACCAATAAGAAAACCTGAATTGTGACTATTAGGTTCACCAAACATACTAAAGTCTATTTGTATAATACTATTTGCAACTTTTGGAGTAATAGTCATTCTTGTTGCTTCTACTTCAACACTATTTCCAAAATCAGAGTAATCTTCTCCAGCTAAGTTTCCACCAGATGCTACACACGTATATGCATTAGCTTGATCAATTCTATGATATTGTACTTGTAGAGGAAGACCAGGCACTCTAAGTTCAGTATTAGATGTGTTACCATTTAATAACACTCTATTCAGGTTTGTGTCTTCACGCAAGTCACGGATGTTCTCATCCATCTCTGCATATGAAAGAGCACTTCCTTTAACTGATCTCTTTGTAATAGTCATCCTGTGTTAGCTCCAGCTTGGTTATAATATGTACCAATAAAACTTATAAAGTTTCCATCATCATCTGTACCTGGATTGTTCTCAAAATAATCTCTTGGTACATAAGCAAACAAATCTTCTTCAGCTTCTGTTAGTGGTTCCAAAAATACATAACATTCGTCAATCAATTCTTGTTTTCTATCTGGATCAGTTTCTGCTGCTATCTGGCCAAGCAGTGTTTCATAATCTGGCTTAGCCATTTACTATTACATTACCTGATCCAGTTGCAGCTGCATTTGGAACCCAGGAACCATGTCCTCCAGTTGCATCACCTTTTCTATGTGCTGCTATACCATTTATAAAAACATTAGGTGAACCTGCAGCGGCAGGATCACCACAACCAGTTGCATCTCCAATCCTTACACAGGCAGCTGCATTTGCATTCACATTTGGACTACCTGCAGCATAGGAAGTCTTATGGAATGGACTTGGTGTTGGACTTGCATGTCCAATATGTGAATCTAATCCTACTCTTACTTGTCCTGGCATCAGTTTAGATTGATTACTCCTGCATCTGCATCTATTTCAGTACTTGCATCTAAGTCTAGTGTACCTGTGATGTTTGTTGTTTGATTATTTTTATATGTTTCTGTTACTGAATCATCAACAGTCTGAGTTAGTTTACCTTTGATGTTTTCAGTCTTATCACCATCAACTTGTATATCCCAATTACCTTTTATATAAGTTGTACAGTTTGAGTCAACAGTTAAGTTACAATCACCCTTTACATTTACAAAATCAGTACCAGCTATGACAACATAGTTATTAGCAACAATGCGTGTAACTTTTTTACCTGCTTTGTCTATCTCATAAAACGTTCCAGCTTTATGATACTCATGTATTCTTTCCTTACCTTCTGTATCGTCGAATTCTTTAATGTGTCCAGATTCTGTTTCATAGACATGATTCTTTGGGTACTTGACTCCTTTGTCAGGATCTGAGTCATATGCGGCAACTGGTTCATCCCATTTGTTAGGATCACCGGGATCATCATTTGCAATAAGTACTTCTTTTGTTCTAGCATCATTCCTAGCACCCGGATTAGGATGTTGGAAGTCTTCATCATTTCTTGCTAATCTATTTACATCTGGTTCATCTTTTCTATTTGGATAAACACCGTTTGGATCTGAGAAACCGATTCTTTCATATTGTTTTTCAGAACCAAGTTCTTGTGGAATACCAGAGAAAGTTCCTAGTACTATAGGTTGCTGAGCTCGGTGGCCATCTAAAAAGAAACCAACAACCCACGTACCTTCAACCATACCAGTTGGTGTTTGTCCTATATCACCTGTAGCTGCAGACGTAGGTGATTGAATTACTTGAGCCCATGGTAAAGCATTTACTGGAACAGCTTGTTTGTCTTTGTCATAATATTCATAAACTCTGACTCTAACTCTACCAAGTTTGATAGGATCATTTCTATCTTCTACAACACCAAAGAACCAAATAAACTGTGATCCAATGTAATCTCTATTTACGTTCATGATTAGTTCCCGTCCAAATCAAATGTAGATTCAATTGGTTCAGCATATGAATCTTTGACAACTTTCATCTTTGTAAAGTATTCATTGCTTGCTTTGTTATACGTATGTTCAACTCTTACAACTAAAAATTTTGCGTTATCTTTGTCACCAAAATACTTATTATATGTTGTCTTATTATCTTCATCCATACTATTAGATGGAATGTAAAGATTAATCATCTGACCTGGTTTGAATAAACTGTTGCCTGCTATCATTAATTCAAAACCAATATTATTCAATGATGCAAAAGAAGCTGTTGTTGAATTTATAAACTTTTGTCTCAAAGAAGGATGAAACAAAAAGACGTCATTCTCTTCTGTAATTCTATCTTTTAGATACGATGTCTGAGAATATTGTCCTTGTGATAATTTACCAGTAAAGTATCTACTATGTCCTTCTCCATCACTCTCTGCATGTGAAGTAATTGGAGTAATTACTTTATTGCCACCCATAGTAATAGGCATCTTTTTTTCAAAGTCTTTTTCATAGACAAATGAGAAGTCTTCAGCTTTCTTCAATATAGGATCTATCACTTTTAGATTATTACTAAACAATCCACCATCAGCTTGTTTGATAAAATCAAATTGGTTTAGAAAGTCAATTTCAATAATTCTTTGAGATTCGTCTGGTGTGTCTTGTTGTTTTTGTACACCCTTTTCATTAACGTCAAATTCTGCCCAGTAAAGATCCTCTACTGTTGGAGTATCAATTAACTGTGTAATAGTTCTAAAGTTCCACTGATCGTGATCTTCATAAAAAATAAAACTACTTTGATGTGGATACTTTTTACTCTGAGCTTCTGATGCTAGAAAGTTAATAAAATCTAATGCATTGGTCTTTGGAGCAATGTAACTGTGAAGCCCCAATGTATCTTCAACAAATATGTCTTTGATGCTATTGTTACTTTTCAAACTTTCATTGTATACGTTTCTTACTATTTGATCTATTCTTAATTTGTTATATGCTTTCTTTATTCTTCTATTTGTTGAGGAAATAAATTCTCTTGTCACACCATACAATGTATACGCATCTGTTCTTTCTTCTATTTTTTGTCTTTCAGATATTTTGTAAACATCAAACAAAGCTCTAATATTATTTTCTGTAGTTGGTGTTTCAAATTGTATCTCAAGTAATTCTTCACCTGTAATTGGAAAGTCTTCAAGCAAAGCAACAGCGTCAATGATCTTTAACTCAACAGACATAGTATTAGTAAACAGATCTTCATATAAACTGAAGCTGTATAACAATGAGTCTAGTGGAAGAGATTGACCTTGAAAATTAGTCAATGAAATCTTTTGAAGATCAATCTGTTTGGGTCTGTAATCTTTTTTCATCGTAATACATTTTTAACTTCATTTGTAATCTGACTTATAAAATTAGCATCCAATAATTTTATTTGACGTTTAGCATCATTACGTTCAACTTCATAGGTATATTGATCTACTGATCTTCTCTCTGAAGGAGCTAATGAATTATATGTTGTAAGATCAACTTTCACCGTTCTCTTTGGAACAATAATTTCACCATCTACTAATGTTGATTCATTTATAATTTTTTCATAATGATGAACAGTTTGTTGAGCTACACTGACACTTCCATATTTTGATCTTACAAATTCATTCAGTTCAATACCACCTAATGGCCAATCATAAAGAGGATCAACAACATCATTAATCATAAAAATTAACCAATCTAATCTTGAATCACCATAAAGTTTATCAGCTATCATACTAGCGGACTCACCTTCTTCCACTGTATAATTATAGTATATGGCTGTTCTTGTGTTAAGTGCTTGAGTAATCTTAAAACGCAACATAACATTAGTCAGCTCTAATGGTTTTTTGTTCTTCTTTATGTCATAGCTTACTTTTGGAAAGTACTTAAATAGGTGTGCCATTATCTTCCCAACTTTTCTATTTCGTCTTTTGTAGTAATAGTTACTTCTTGGAAGTTCATTGACAAATTAATTGATACTGGATGATTGTTTACGTAATAAGCTGATTGTCCTGCTGCATGATAATTTACATCAAAAGATGTGAGAACACTAGTTCCAATATCAAAAAGATTTTTTTCATCTTTAAAATCAATATCAAATTGTTCTGGATAATCAAAGAAGTGATTAGATCTTTTTAACCGCGGTGCCATAAAAAATTTAAATGCATATATAATGCCTTGCAGTATCTCAGATTCATTTTCGTTTCTTGGAGTGAATGTATAATTAAAACTATGGTTTCTAAAATCTACACCTTGAAACAAAACCGCTTGATGTGGATTTCTTGCTATACCTTTATTAGCTAATGTAGCCTTTACTGCTTGACCTGCACCAACACCAACAGCACCTCCAACTATCTGAGCTGCTCCACTACCACCAAGAGCATTTGCAGCTCCAGCACCCAATAAACCAGTTACTGTAGGATTAGAAATCAAATCTGTTCCAAGAGCCATTGCAACATCGCCCTTGTCTATCTTTTCTCCTTGAGCAACTTGTAAAGCAAGTGCACCTCCTATACCAAGAGATTCATTATTGTAACCAGCTTTGTATCCTGTCTTTAAGTCTTGTGGTACAGGTAAGTAAATGCTAGCTATGTTCTCTTGTTGTGTAATAGATTTCTTTTGTAACTTTGAATACTTAGCAGCTCTAAAACAAACCCAGTGATCGGTATCGTTTAACGATCCAGGAAATGTGAGAACATTTTTACCAACAGGTTTGGTTAAAGGAGCAAGAGGTCCTCTTCCACTTACTGTCTCTGAGAATCTTCTTTGTACAGCTGAACCAATATTTACATCTGCCATTATAGATATACCTATGAAAGGTTACTTTAAGCCACACCATCCTGCAAAATACAACGGTGACCCGACTAACATTATTTATCGTAGTAGTTGGGAAAAACGCTGTATGATTTACTTTGACCGCAATCCAAACGTGTTGAATTGGTCATCTGAAGAGATGTTTGTACCGTACAAGTCACCTATAGATGGAAAGTACCATAGATATTTTCCGGATTTTATAATTAAAATAAAAAACAAGTCTGGTGAGTTAGAGACAGTTATGATAGAAGTGAAACCGTTCTATCAGACACAGGAACCAGAAAAGAAGACAAAGCTAACTAAAAAGTACATTAATGAAGTTAAGACATACGCCATAAATAAGTATAAGTGGGATGCTGCTATAGAGTATTGTAGAGACCGTCAATGGAGGTTTCAGATACTCACAGAGAACGAACTTGGACTAAAGTAGTTTATCCCTTCAATGGCTACAGAGCCAATTATACATCTGTTTTAACCGGAAGACAACATGGTCGCATACGTTTTTGATAATATTTTGACACAAGGCATCAGAGCTGGGCAAGTACCAGCAAGAACAGCAGATGCACGAGACTGGTTTAGAGATCAAGCTGCTACTACAACCGTAACACCATCATCACTGATATCTAAAAATAGAGGCAAGCAGGTTGGACGTACTGGTGTTGGATCTATGTATCTGTTTAACTATGATCCAAAACACAAAGCAACATTACCATACTATGATAGGTTTCCTCTTGTGTTTATGATAGAAGATTATAATGATGGGTTCTTAGGTATCAACTTACATTATCTACCCCCACGTCTAAGAGCTCAGCTTATGGATGCTCTCTATAGTTTGTCATCTAATCAAAGATATGACGAGAACACCAAACTACGCGTAAGTTACGAAATACTCAAGTCTGCAGCTAAATATAGATACTTCAAACCATGTGTAAAGAGATATCTCACATCACAGGTAAAGTCAAGATATTTGTTAATCGATCCAGTAGAATGGGACATAGCATTGTTCTTACCAACTCAAAGATTCTCCAAGAAGAGTGCAGACTTTGTTTGGGGCGAAAGTAGGAAAGCAGTATAATGGCATTTAGTCCAGATCAACTTAAAGCAGTTTTCAAAGAACCAGCTAAATCTCATAACTTTGAGGTTTTGATTACTAGCCCATTATACTCAATCTATGAAGATGCTGAAATGAGATTTAAATGTGAATCTATTGAGTTTCCTGGCAGGTCAGCACAGACTACTGATTACAGACAATATGGCACTCTACAAAAGATTGCATACAATACAATCTATCAAGATCTTACAATGTCAGTATTAGTTTCTAGTAGTTATAAAGAAGTTGAATATTTTAATGGATGGTTTGATGCTGCAGTTGGCAAACATAGAACAAACAGATATGAAGCACCTGGACCAACTTCGTCAATTGGTTTTGATGTAAACTATTTTGATGAGTATAGGTCATCTCTAAACATTATTGCATATGATCAAACAGGTAATGTTACAAGAAATGTAAAACTAATAGATGCATATCCAATTATTATTAACCCAATAGCTCTCAATTGGAATAGTAATGACATTGTACGATTAAATGTTACTATGACATATAGATATTGGAAAGATGAAGAAGTTGAA